CTGAACAATCCGGTCTTTGTCGGCTTGTGTGGTTTTTTTGCTTGAGTCGTAGTTAGATGTTTTTGTACGGAGTATTTTTTCCCGGGGAAGAGGGGCATCCCCTGTACCGCTGGTACCTCCGGGCGATCCATCGGCAGAGGCTCCATCGGCGGCAGTTGAGCTGTCTCCTGTGCCGCCATCCCCGCTATTGCCATCTCCGCCAGCAGCGTTGCCACCACCGGGAGCGCCAGCGCCAGCACCAGCAGAACCACCGTCGCCCGTGCCAGCCGCTCCGGGTCCAGCATCACCTCCAGCGGCAGAGGAGGCAGCACCCGTGCCGCCATCTCCACTATCACCACTGGCGGCAGCACCGCCAGCAGCGCCCCCTCCATCAAAGTAGACGGTAGGCCAATTGACATCTGGAGACGCCACCAAACCAGCAGCCATTAACCGGCTAATAATATCGTTGTTCATTTCAGTGGTATCCCCGCATCAATGCGCTCTTTACACTTAAAGCACGTACCGCAAACGCCGCCAAAACAGGTCAAGACAAGCGGCTTAACATCGTCAGGAATGATTTCCCACTGTTGAGCTTTGGTCAAGTGCGACAGTGGAGTCCGCAACCGGTTGTCCCCAGTCATAACCCCCATAAATGTTTCCATTTGCCCCCTCATTTGAGGGTTAACGGCTGTAGTGTCCTCGTTGTTCAGACCGTAATACAGGTTTTTAATCTGCGGGTTGTACACAGTCAGCATGCCAAGAAAGAACGAGATATACCAACGCTGGAAAGAATACTTGTACTCTGGCTTTTCGTTACGGATGGTCCCCAAGTTGGTCATCTGGAGGTCTATCTCCATCATGGGGACATCCATCTTTTCGGCAATCAACCGAGCGTTAATCCGCTGAGTTGCAAGCCACACCTCAATCGGGCCATACGGCGGCTCCGGCAACGATAGCGCAAAGTTAAACGCCACAAACTTCTCACCAGTCCTCTTGAGGTGCGCCATCAACGCAGTAGACTCAACGCCTCCTGAAAAAGCAAGAATTCCCGTGTAGTCATCCAAGGGAATTGTGGCAACTTCAGGCGGGAGTGGAAAGTAATTCATCTTTGTCATTTTGATCTAAGCGATGGCTCAGCCAACTTTCCAGTTAGTGCCATCTGAATATACGGGTACGGCCACCGCTCCGCCACCAACCACAGTAGCACCAAATGTAGGGGCCAGTGCGTTAGATACGAATGCCCGAGCCCCTGAGCCTGATACTGATGCGCTGGGCAAAGTTGCCACGGTGTAGTTGGTCGTAGCAGGAATGATGTCCGTGTTTGCAAGCTCAGCTAGGTTGGCCTGCAACGAGACAAAAAACAAGCGCAATACTTTGCTGTACTGGTCTTGATACGTTGTCGAATACGCTGCTGGCGCAAACGGCAAGGCTGGTGGTGGGGCGACTTGAATCTTTGCCATGGCTATCTCATGCCATCAGGTCTGAGGTCCAGCCTCGGAGCGCCTAACTGCCACGCCACACCCAAGCCGGTGCTGGAGATTCGCATAGCCATCTGACGAGCCCTGATGCGCGTGTAAACCTGACCTGTGAACTGCTCCACCGGCAGATCGACCGTGCGCGTGACTGTGGCTGTATTGGTCAACCCCACGGAGGCTGGGTCGGTGTAGCCAGAGCCTGCGTTCTTCAAAGGCAACAGCGACATCACAATAGAAGGGTTGGCTGCGCTGGAGTTGCGGAACGTCACGTCAGGCAGCATCCTCCACACAAAGGAGAACTTGTGTCCATCGTCCAAGTCAAATTCAGCGGAAGTGATGAAAGACTCCATTGCCACGGGCGTACCGCTCATGTTGTCGTCGTTACCAACTTCATGGTTGACCAAGTTGTTTACATACGTTGCAGCGATAGGGCCAGCCTGCAAGCCGGAATCCAACCAAGCCGTACGGCCCATGTTGCCGTAGTACCAGATGTCCTCAAGGTAGTTGTAGATGGCGTAACGGTCCAGCACCACAGAGTCCTGTGAGCAGTAGAACCACCACACCTCGTTGAAACCCTCGTTCGTGCCGCACACCACCTGCTCCATTTGGGCGGTGTTGATGTCACTGAAAATGTACTGCCGAAGATCGCAGCGCAGCGTCTGGGTTCGACCGTCGTACTTGTAGAACTTGTCAGTCCCCATCCAATACGAAACACCAGAGGCCAAGCTTGCGGCCTTTTGCCCTGCAATAGAAGTGTTCTCTCCCACCAGCTTTGCTCCCCATCCTTCGGTTCCGCCGATGTATTGAAGGGAGTACACGGCTGCATCCGTCCACACCAAAAGCTCTTCTCGAGACTGCTGGATAGCCACAATCTCTGAGCCTTGGGACAATTGCAAACTGCCCGATTGGTTTGTCGGGGCTGGGGTCCAGTCCACCACGCTTTCCTGATCAGACCAGCGAATCAGCATGGGGTTAATAATGGCGGAGCCAACGTCATTACAGCCAAAACAAAACACGAACCGGCTGATGTCAGACACATAAACAATGTTAACTTTGGTGGGAACGTCTGATGCACCGCCCAACGTAGTCACGTTTACACCACGGTTTGCAGATACACCGGCTGAAGCATCCCAGTAATACAGACCGCCGCCGCGAGGTGCAAACACCAAGTCCTCACCGAAATTGCTCTGACTCCAGATGCGAAGCGAATCGGTCGATGCGCTACCCACGCCCCAAGTGCCCGTACCCCAAGCCCCAGCGCCCCAGCCGGTCAGAGGAACGACCACCGCAGGGCCAATGTTCACTTGGTAGGCCGCAGTCACCGTACCGCCGCCAGTAGCCGTAGAGCTTGCGTTGCTGGATGCTGTGATGGTGTAGGTGGTTCCGCCAATGGCTGTAAGTTGAAACTCGCCATTCAGGGTTAAACCACCCACCGCAGTGGCTCCGCTGAAGGTTACAAAGTCCCCGTCAGAGTAGCCTCCCGCTGCGTCAGTTACCTCCACAATCGGAGAGCCGGAAGTGGTTTCAAACGGATTGGTCAATGTCTCTGTATCGCGCAGTGGCGTGATGTCATAGTAGCTGCCGCCTTGGTTCACGTAGAACTTTAAGTTCGTGCCCACGCCGATTAGTCTATTACCACCCAAAGTCACCCAGTTGTTTAGGGAGCGACAGATTCCAAGGTAGTAACTCGTGGAAAACGGAGACCACCCACCAAGCTTTTCAGCCGAGCCGGAACGGAAACGAATCTTGTCGCAGTCATACCAGCCCGCAGAATACGAGCCGTTTACACCTGTTGGGCCGACGTTCTCGGACAGGTAGCGGGTGTTTTCGCGTGCCACACCGGGACGCACAAGTACGCGTTTTAAAGGCATGTTACAATCCTCCTATAGCGGGCTCAACAAGGAGAACACCATGTTTGTTTACATTTGGAAGGATGCCAAAAACATCCCTTTCTACGTTGGATTCACAAACTCCACGCGAAGAACCAACCCCCACAACAGCACCAAAAGGAACTGGCTTTGCGAGCAAAAACTCAAAGAGGTTGGTCGAGCGCATGTGGTTGTCGAGTTGCGGTTTGTAGATTCAATTATCACTGGTCAGGAGCTTGAGCGCAAACTGATACATGAGTATGGACGAATCCAGACAGGGACGGGACCTCTGACCAACCTTATGCCGGGCGGCGAGGGCGCAAACAAAATGCCCGAAGATGTTAAAGCGTTGCGGCGGCAAGCAATGCTCGATCCAAACAACCCAATACGAAGCCCGGAGGCGGTAAAGAAAAGAAACCTTGCAATTAAAACACGCATGAACTCTCCGGATGTCAAAGAGGCTATGCGCGGCGAATCAAATATTGCAAAATTGCCGGAAGCGCGGGCAAAGTTAAAAGCAGTCTGGCAAGACCCCGTATACAGAGCTGCGCGAATTGCCGAGCGAACAGGATCGCATCCAAACTTTTCGCAAGAAGTAAGAGTTGAGATGTCGGAGCGGCTTCGGTTAAATCCGGGCATGAAAGGTTGGGGTGAGCGTAACGGCAAAGACTCTGAATTTGACGCTAAACGAATTGCTGGCATCAAAGCCGCACAACCAAAGCGCCTTGCAAAAATGGCAGACCCTGCCGCTCTTGCAAAACGCAAAGCCAAACTTATAGCAACCATGAGTTCACCCGAGTACAAAGCAAGACGAGCCCAATGGGACACGCCGGAATACCGCGAAAAATTGGCGGCAGCAAAACGAGAGTATTGGGCAAAACGCAAATCCTCCACTTAACTTAGGAATAGCGCAATCTCTGCCTTGCGGCGGCGCACCAGTCCCGGCAACACCTTGCCTCCCGCCTTGGACCATGACATGAATGCCTCTGCTGCGCCTTCCCAGTCCTCGCGCAAAATCTTCTGCCGGATGGTGCTGCGCTGGAAGTTGCCCGAGCCTACATTGAAGGCCAAAGCGACACAAGCGTCAAACTTGCGCTGATGCCCAGCCAGATTGGGAGCAAGTCGAAGAACACTGC